GGTATTGTAGATAAACACGATAACCACGTTGTCCCAAATCGATAGTTGTATCCAGCACGTTTCTTGTAGTATTTGCCACAGCTGTCACACCAGTTACTGGTGTAAAACTTGTTACACCGGCAACAGGGACTACCGTTGTGTTGTCTGTGCTAAATAAAGGTATGGTGTAAGTTCCTGACGCGTTAAACGTAAATGATTGCAGAGTTTTATATGCAGGGGATGCAGCGGGTGAAGTAGTTACTGTCCAGTTTACGGGAATAATTACGCTGCTACCGCTATAAGTTACCGATACGTTTACAAGCAAAAGTGATGCTGTGTAATCATTTGTAATAACTTCTTCTATAAATACACTTTGCAATGCTGGCACATTTAAGTTTTGAATTGCTTTTTCCATACCGTAGTATGTTTGGCCTTCAACGTTTAAATAATAACGCCTACGAGCTGCAAATTCGGAGTCTGATTCTGCTGGTTTTCCTAAAACGTTTGCTTGAGGGTTATAACCACCTGCTGCAATAACATTTTCGCCTTTACCATTTTGAAAATTGCTATAAGTGTTTAATTGCCCGTTTTCCAAGCTTATAGACAAGTTGTCCGAATAAAGCAACATGTACTTATCGCCGTTGGTCGTGTAAGTATACGACTGCCTTGGAGTATAAGTGGGTGAACCGGAAACAGTGGACGAAGTCCAGCTCCAGTCAGCGGGAATAGTAACCGAACCTAAAACTGCAGGTCCTGGGTTTGTAACGCTTACAATTGTAAGGCCAGCTACAGCACCCATGCCGTTAATATCACCGCTATTAATTACTGTTGTAATATCGTAGGAGTAACAACGGATTGTATATGTACCACTTACTGGTAAGGTAATAGGTTCTTTTGTAGCATACAAAGGCGAGGCAACAACCGAGCCTGTAACAATGGTACCTGTTGGTATAATAATAGGTATACTCATTCCAACAACAATTGTAACATCAACGTATGACAATAATTTTTCAACTGTAAATTTTACCACAACACTCGAAGGTTTAAGGCTTCTTCTGAATAAGTTAAGTACAGTATTGGCTAAAATATCAAGGCCAAGCCCGTTGGCTGTATTTGCATTTTTACTGTTCCAAAGTGCTTTCATCGCGCTTTGAATTAAGTTGTCGAAATAAGCATTCACAGTAGCAATTGCATATACGGGGTCATCGGGATTGTTGGCATTCGGAAAAGTATTTTGCAATTGAGCTAGATAATTATCTAATATTTGTTGTTGTGTATCCGGTAATAAGCCGTAATTACCATCATATTGCATTATATATTTACCTCTTCAGTGATATTTCCATATGCCGTGTTTACTAAAAAACTACCGGTATACTTTCTCACGGCAGCGTCATAACTGTCAGCAATAAGCGCTACGTTTGAAACATTTTGCACTTTCAAAATTTCATCGGCTATAAGCTGAGATACAACTTGTGCTGTCGTGGAATAAGTTTTTACTGCTGTAACAGGTAAGCCAAAATCCGGGTCAGCTCCTGCTATTGGAATACCTAGGGGCGCAGTAGCCCACTCGCCTTTGATAACATTTAGTCTTACTAATATTTTACTTCTGATAACTTCAAGAGCTACGTTTTCGTATTGGTTTACAATATCGTAATAAGGAATATTGTCGTCGTTTGTAAATGTTTGCCATTTCATGGCTCGCATAGGGGCTATGGTTACAGTTGTCATGTCTGAGCCCCCTTAAACGTAGTAAAAGCTGTATTTAAACTAACTAACGAGGCGTTTAAAGCAGTGGCTGCCCCTGCTATTACAGCGGCATAAGCTGGTGTTAGCGGGTTTGTTGTAGGCGCTGCGGCTACTGTTGTGCAAAATGTAGTTAAACCAGTTAACAAGCTTACAATCTCCGTGATTAAACTTATCTCAGAACTTACAATATCTACACCAGTTTGCCGCAATATATTTGCCTGAGAAAATTTTTGCATGATGGGTAGAAAAACACAAGCATTTTCGTTGTACAAATTGCCACTATCTGGCTCAATTGAGGATACACTAGAACTTAGCAAATACGAATACACTTCACGGTCAAACCATAAAATAAGTCCGATATCCCCTACATTTAAAGGAGTTTTTATAGAATAAACAGCGTTTGAAAGTTGCATCACGGGTACATTGCTTAAAATTGGTGGCTCTTGAAACCCTTGGATTTTATCAAAATACTTTATGCCATTTTGTATATTTACACTGACGGGTGTTGTATTTATGCCCACAACATAGCCCACACTGCAGGAACTCTTAGAGTTCATAGCATTATAAATAGCGCGGTTCACAATATCATATTCATCATTTAAAAATGGTGTTTGTGTTTCTTGCATATTAACTATTCACCGGTTGAAGTTTTAAATTCGCGTACCAATTGTTGCCTCTGTATTCACCTGAATAGTGTACGCTAAAAACATAGTATTTTCCATTTAAAGCACTGATTTCAGATTGCAAGTTAACAATTTGCCTCAAATGAAAAGGGCGCATTAAAACAGTTGCTGTAACAAACGGGTGGTTATTTTTTAACCTTTGCTGGGTGTAATAATCCACGGGAAATGTTTGTACACTTAAGGTTTCAGCCCGTACATTACCTACTAACCCGGTTTTTGCACTTAAAACATTACCTCCGGCGGTAATAACTCCACCGTTGTCTGCGCCTTCTTCTAGTTGTTTTAATGGGTTGTTTGGTAATGGTATTATTTTAATGCCTTGCATATCAGAACCCCAAGTACAGGCCCCATCCGCTGTTATTTGATCCAAAATTTGTGGGATTGATACGTTACTGTAAGCAATTGGATGTGTGTAGACTTTTTTAACTAGATAATCTATGCCATCGATTGCACTAAAAACCCCTAGGTAATTGGAAATACCTTTGAGTATTGTTGCGGAATCTGTACCTGTAGGAAAATTTAAAGTTTTAATTTTAGCCTGTAATAAATTAAAGAAAACATCTGAAGCGTCTATTTCCGTAATAAGGTCAGGACCTATCCTGTAATTGTTTACGCGATTAGTAAGGCCTCTAAAAATAAGGTTGTTTAAAAGATTATCTTTAGACCCGTATGCACATCGTAAGAAAAAACCACGCCTTGAATTTTTACTTGCAAACAAGCTGAGAGTTTTTTCTGAAATGTTATATAGAAAAAACTTACCCGTGTTAAAAGCACCTGGCATCATATTGTAGTCAAAACTAAAGTTCAAAGTGTCCGAAATTTTTATCGAAGGTGAATCGTAGACAAGCTGATTACCGTTTGGTAATGGGTTGCCGCTGTCGTCAAAACCTGGGGTTACAGAAAAGAATTCAAATTCATAATGTCGGTCGAAGTTGAGCATATAGCTTTACTCCGTTATTAAGCGCATCGTAAGTGATAGGCAAATTATTTTTTGAATAGTTCAGTCCGTTACTTTGGTCTACAAAAAACAAAAGATAAGGACAACCGTTGTCTATTAAATTTATAAAACTGTTAAAAACACATTTATAGCTAGCAAAATAAATAAAAGTTTTATTTATAGTGTAAGCCGACATGAATAGGTTTCCGTATAACGGGTCTAGGTCCAGCAATATATTAAAGCTAGACGTCTCGATGGTAACTGCTACTTCTGTCAATTGTGTTGGATTATTAAAAGAGAGTGGTATTAGATAATTTTTAATAACTTCATTTTGTAATACCTGAGTAGCTCCAACGACTATGTTATTTACTGTCATGTCGGTGCTCCTACGCTAGTATCTAATTGGCCTTGAGATGTTTGACTAGGACTTGATTTAGCATACGGGTCCGTAATCACCACTTGCTTAAAAACAATGGAAAGCCGTATGGATGTTCGGCCGTATTGATTATTTCTAGGGATGCTTATGGACTGAATAGCTAAGTCCTTAGCTTGAAAATATTGGCGCCCGAAATAAAGCCCTGTAGTTAATGTAAACAAAGTCCTTTGGTCATAAGAATCGAACAAAAACTTAACTGCTTGACCTAGTTGGTTGAAATTTAAAAAACCTTCGCCTGTACTTATGCCTGCAATTTGTATTGTTTGAATAGCTGTAAGCATAGCTGTCAGACTAATGACTTTAGGTTGCGGGATTATGTGGTCGGTAACAGAAACGCCAGCCTCCACCGGGTGATTTGTTATTTGATTTTCTAACCTGTAGTCTTCTTGCACTGAAGCACTTAAGCCATTTGTGTAATCTAACTTTTCCAATGGATTTGCTGATATAGTTCCCGCTGCCGTTTGAAAAGTCATGGCTAACTTTGTATTTGAGCTATACCACCAGGTTAAACTAAAAGATGAAATGCCAGCCATCAACCACCCCCTGCTTTAGTAATGGATGCAGCTCTTCTTTGTTTAAAATAGTTGTCTGTTGTTTTCTGGTCATAGCCGATGTTGAAAAAGTCTTGCGTATCCTTGCTCGGCGTAAGGCCTTGAAGGCTATCGGCAATAATAGTAACAACTTTAGCTTGCATATCCGCCCTATCAATACTTATTTGTTTAGCTATACTCGCCGTACTTAAAGCCCTGTCACTTGCTGCTTGTACTTTTTCGAGTGACAAAGCATTCTGTTGATAGTTAGTAAAAATTTCATCTCTGCTGCCAATAGGCCCACGTAAAGCAGACAATTCTCTTGCACCGGCTATAGTTAGTGGGTTATTTAAACGTTGGTACCTAAAAGCTTCGTCTGCACTCAAACCACTTACTTGAGATGCTCGGCTAGAAGCACCAGCAAAACCAAAAGTAGGCAATAAAGACCTAAAAACTTGGTCATAGAGTTTAGATTGTGCCCTAGCTGTCTCCAAAGGTGTTTTTGCTTTACTTAAAACACCTACAAGGTCAATACCCAAGGCATTAGCCAAAGCAATTTGCTTATCGTTACTACCTTCAAAAACTTCATTACTAAAATTTTTTGCATTCTCAACAATAGATTCTAGCGATACACCAACAAGTTTAGACCTATAGCCAAGTTCTTTTACGGATTCAGTAGTAAGATTTGTCTCATAAGCTAGAGACGCAATGTTCATGTCCCTATTAAGTTTCTCGGTGTATTTTTGTTGGATCACTGCCGACAAATTTATCATTTGGTTTAAAATAGCGCCTATTCCTAAACCACCAACCAAGTCGATTCCTGAATCTTGCATCTTGTCTTTATTATTTTTATTTTCTGTTTTAAGCGTGGAATCTGCTATTTTTCTTAAAGAATCTTTAGAGTCTTTGATATTGTCTGCAAGGTCTTTTATTGTTTCTTTGTCTTCTGGGTTGGAAGATATAGAGCCTAAGCTATTAACGGCTGAACTTTTATTAAATACACCAGTTCTTATTCTAGCGGACCCTTTTTGTAAATCGTCCACTTGTTTTTTTAGTTCTACAAATTCCTTATCATCGACTTTTACACCGATTTTTAAGAGTAATTCGTCTACGATTCCGTCTGACATCTGTTAAGACTTTCTATGCAAAGTTTCAAATCATCTAGAGTCCATTCTTTCAAAATTTCTTTGTAAGAACCAAACCCTTTTTTACAAAGTGCAAACGCTATCTCGCGCAAATCGTAAGTTTCTGATTTTACCCTTTCGCTTCTTCTTTTTGCTCGGAAGTTTGACCAATCAGTTTTACCATTTGTATCTTCCGAGCCTGTGAAAAAAAACCAAAAGTAAACTCAAGAAATTCCGCTGTAAACGCCATAAACTCATGCATGTTATCTGAAAGGTCAAACAAAGTAAGATTTTTACCTGTGTCTAACCAAACCGAATACTGGCATTCTAGTCTTTGTAGATTCTCTATGTCTATAGGTTTAAAATGAGAAAATAAGTCTAATTCCCCTAGAGCAAATTTAGATATACTGTTCATTACTGGTACAATGATACTGTTACAATCCATAATAACTGGCTTTGTAATCCTTAGTTTTCTATCTGCTAATGTGACAATTCTCTCATTTTCTTGCATATTTCACCTAAAAGTTTTCTATCATTTTTGCGTGGTTTTCTTTTATATTTTCCATAAACTTTTGACCAATATATGAAGGGTCATCATGGTCAAATTTAAATATAGAATAAAAATAATCTCTATTTAAAAAAACTAATTCAGCATAGGAATTTTCTATAAATTGTTTTGCATCTGTAAAATCTAAAAAATTTAAATCTAAAAAGTTAGAAAGAAGCTGTTTAAATTTTGTGGATGTGTAGACTTTTTTAAAGTTGTATACGTTAAAAACAAAATCGAAAATATCTTCGGAATAGCTGCCTTTTTCTATTTTCAATTCCTTTTCAAACTCAGTACAAAACTTAAACTTTTCAGCAACTAAAGATTGACCTTTGAGGTACTGAATAGCACTCATTTTTATACAAAGATTTTGAACAGAAAAAGGAGTCATATTATACCCTAATTACATTATGTAAAAACATATCATAAGACCGGTACATATCCCCAGCATTTGTGCTGTAAGCATCTGTACTATGCCGTACAATATGGGAGTTAGCCGAGAAGGTAGTATCCAGAGGGTCTGCGATATTTACAGAAGTAAACGGCAGAAAAATCCCTGTGGTTTGAAATGCAACAGCAGCAGCCCGCAACAGTTTGTAAGTAGGGTTGTCGTAACTTACTTTTAGTGTTCCGGTAGCTGTGTTGTTAGCAATTAAGTTTGTATGGATTTCGCCATCCGCACCCACGCTTACATCGGCTAGGTCGGCATTAGGTTTAATATCCAGGTAGGTACCTGTTGCATAACCTATTACTGTGATGCCGCCATAATTAATTTTATGGTTTAAGGGGGAGAATGCCACCCTGGTTTCATTTGCCATTTTGTGCTCCTTATAGACCTAAGTTAACTTGTACAGTAAGCATTTGAATACGGCCCAAGTATTGTAGACTTGCAGATAAATAAGGATATTTTCTTTGTGCTTTATCTGTGTCTGTCACCTGGCTGTAATTATAGTATGAAATATTGGAATTTGTGAACTGTTGAATAATGTTTTGAGTAACACCATTTTGCAACGATTTTTTGAATACATTTACTAGGGACTGGATACCTGCATCATTGTAAGGTACACCTGTAGGCATACGAGATACAATAAAGTTAACTAAGTCAGCTTGAACGGTAACTTTAATATAATCCGCCCCAACAACATCGTCCAAATAGTACAGGCTTGAAGGTGTAGACGCAGACATAAAACCGTATTGTACTAAAGCTAGGTTTGAGTTACCGAATCCAGGGTATACGTTAGCATTTACACCTAAAAGCCCATTGGGCAATTGTGCACCAGCTGTACCAATATTTGATTTGGTTACTGCTGTATCTATAGGGGTGCCAGCTAACTGTGTCCAGGCTACTTGTTTTAAGCCCACGGAACCTACAAAAAGGTTAGAAAAATACGAGCCCATAACAGCAGCAGCTAAAGATACTGGGGTGGTAGTTCCACCTGCAACAGGGGTAAAGTTTTGGCTGTGTGCAAATAACATAGCGCGCTTGGAGCCAATGCCACCGTTAGTTACATCGTACAAGAAGTTTCCGCTTGTAATATCTAGGTCGTCAGTGTCAAAAAACGCTATTTTAAGGTTGCTCTTGGATTCTTGCGCTGCAAGGGCTGCATACCAACCAGTATCAGCAGTAGTTAAGTCCGTTGCTACGACTTTATCCGCTACATAAAAGCAATAAAAGTTGTTAAATACATCGGTTAAGGCATTAAGCTGGGCTGCGTAAGTAGTGGAACCTACATCCAAACGGCTAATATACAAAACAGCGGGTGTAGGCGATTGTTGAAAAAATTGCTGGGCTGCGTTTAAAAGCCATTTGTACCTATTATCTTGCAAAGTAGTACCTGTAATTTTCGAGGCAAAATCCGCTGACACTTCAGCATAGCTTCCGTAAGGGTAATAGTTGTTAGTACCCCAGCTTACTGGTTTAGATGCAGAAGGGAATACTCCGAACATTAAACAATTTTGAAATGATTGAATTGATACCGCTGTGATGTTTATATTTACGTTCACCGCAACAAGGTAATCTAATGGAATACTCATTTGTTTCTCCTAATGGCTAAAGCTTAAAGTAGCGCTTGCACTTTCGATTGTTTGCGCCGGATTTTGACCGTCTACTTGTTCTACTATCAAACTAAATACTAACCTTACTTCTCCGTTAAAAATTGTACGGTTTTCGTAAAGTTCTTCATTCAAGATTTCATTCTCGTCTATAAAACCTAAAAAAGCTATTTTATCTGTAGTAAAAGTGTAGCTTTCAAAATTCATTTTAAATCTTTCGAGCAAACTATGCGTTGTAGCTTTATCGTACGCATAAAATTTGTAGATTACATTTAAAACTGCACTTTTATTTTTTGTAAATGTTAAAGCTTGTGCGTTAACTTGGGAATAATTGGTTGCATCAAGAGATTTTGTTGATTCCAAATTCACCATGCACATAGGGAAATCAGGTCTAAGCTCTTGTTGGTAACCCCAGAGCACTGGAATGGGCGATGACGTAAAACATGATGCTGCCATTTTAATAAGCTCAAATAAAGGCGCATAAGCAGAATCGATTTCGGGATAAGGAAGATTTAGCACCCCGTCTACATATGTAAGCCGATTATCTCTTGCCACCATAGTTTCTATATGGTTTGTAGAGAAACTAGTAAACTGTTTAAAATTTTGTGCGCTATATATTTTATAAACTTTGCCGTCGTAAATAAAATAGTCGCCTAAGTTTGTAGGTGTATTATCCACATCTACTTCATAGTCAGTCAGAATTTCAATAAAATCAGCATAGTGGGTCCCTTCAGGTAAAAATCTAATTTCTGATTTTTTTACTGGCTGAACTGAAGCGAATATTTCGGTAATTGTGTAACTAGGTAAAACGGCGTAGCCATTATCGTTGTAAGAAATACCTCCACTAAATTGCACTAATTTTATTGGTTGGAGGTAAGAAGGGCTAATCATTCGACACTCCACACTTTATATGTAAGCGCATTTCTTAATTGCCCTGTATCCACCAGTGCCGTACTGCTGCCTTTTCTTCGAATAGTTTCGGGTTTTAAAGGTGGCGGAATATTGTTTGCTATTTGTAATTTGACTTGGCTTAAAACAAATTGCCCAATCATAGGGTAAAATTTGTCTGGGTCATTCATCAAAATTCTGTTTGCAGCTAGCGTTATTTCCCTGTTTTTCTTCATAAAAACACTTCGAAGAAAAGACCTAGACGGTATCCTCCTAGTTCCAAATTCGTTCCAAAAAGCAACTTGAGCTACTGTAAGGTTTGAATCTACAGCCTCGCGTTGCCCTTTGGCAGCTTTTTTGTAAGCTGGTACTTTACGAACAAGCTTTTTTTGTTCGCCTTCCATGCCATGAATGCCTATGGTGACAGACATTTTTTCAAGTTGTTTGATTTTGTCTAGGATATTCATATCGCGGCCCCACAAGCAGCAACAAAGCCACCTTTGGTAACTGCAATTTGAGATGCTAGAGATAGAAACATCATCCCGTATTTAGTAGTGGAATAAACCATCCACATAGGATTATCACCACGGTAAGTCTCATAAGACCTAGAAACTTGAGCTACGGATTCGCTTGTTACGCGCCCGCTAATTGGTACTAAATTGTTACCGTAATAGTAGAGATAATGACCTAGAAGATTCATAAATGCATTAAAATAAAGTGTGCCAAAATCGTCTTCAGTCACAATTTGTTTTGCAGCAATGTCATTAATCCAATAGGTAAGGCGTGCATCCGCCATGGCTGCAATAGTAACATCAGAAGCAAAAAAATCCCGAGCTTCGGACAGCGTTGGTACAGCCATAGCAAATCACCTAACTAATTAAGGGTTCATACCAGCAACAGAATAGATGGATTCTTTGCGTTTTACAGTAACGCCAGCAGTAACAATGCGGTATGGGAAGAACCAAGAAGTTTTCTTAGCTTCGTAAGATTGAGGTTGAGCCTCAACACGACGGGCAGTAGAAATTTCAATGTTCATAGGGTCTTTGTAATAGAAAAAGCTTTGGTTATTTGTGAGAGTAGGAACCCCGATAATGCGGAATTCGCGCTCCGTTAAGTAACTCATAGCACTACGGCCTTCAAGGTCGGAAAATGTACGAGTAAGGGCGTTGCGGTTAGCAATGGAAACCATTACGCATAAAGGTTGACCCATGGATTCAAATACACCAGCAGTTGCTTGTAGGATTAAGCCGCGGATGCGAACAAATTCATCCACAATTGCACGACCAGTGGTACCGGAAGCAAGCAATGCACCAGCAGTCCAGGAAATCGAAGTGGAAATTGCGGTGTTATATAGAAGTCCTTGACCTTCGGGCGCAACGTTTGCACCAGCAGCTTGATAGTTAAATGCTACCCATTGCTCTTCCATAGTTAAGTCACGAGCAACGCGAGTTGCTAGATTTTGTTGTAAAGGCAAGCGGTGCATAGCTGCCAGTTCAAGGTCAGCTAAAGTAAGCTCAAAACCTTCCTGAAATTGAAGAACATCGCGGCGAATTGGAGAAATCGCGGCTTTGATTGTTTTAATTTCATTTGGGTTGGTGGAAACTTTAATACGTGCCGAACTATTGGCAGAAGTACGGTCAAAACCGCTTTCTTCCATTTGCAGAGGGACATATACAGTAGATGCAGGGTCAATGCCTGTATATTCGTCAAGGATAGGTTCGTCTTTAAAGTTATCGAAATTCTTACGTAGGTACGATTGCTCAACTGCTTGCTGAATTACACGTTGGTCAATAGACAACGATAATTCGTACAATGCAAGAGAGCTGTTAGCATCGAAGCGTTTCCCGTTGGGTAACATGCGACCCCAAAGTTGTTCGGATGCACCAAGTACAAAAGGATTGTAAAGGTGGCGTCTGTCTTCGGGATGAGCAAATAATTGGTCAAGGGTTTTGCTGTCTTGACGGAGTTGTTTTACTAAAGATGGATTGTACATATATTTTTTCCTTTTTTATTAAGCTACGCGTACAAGCGCAATTGTTCCAATGGCCGCCGCAGTTTCGTAATACCAAACTGGGTGAGCTGCTGCAGTTGAAGTGTCCGCTGATTTACGGAATGCACCAAGTTGTGTACCGCCTGCACCCGATGCATAACGGATAAAACAAGGGTCACCGGCATTAACAGCTTCTTCAACGACTACTGCTACATAACCAAGAGTAAGTCCTGCGCACCAGCCACCAGGAGCTACGCGGTCGTTTCCTGTGATGGTAGGATTTAAACTAGCATCGTAAGAGTAAAAACGGTTACGGTTGATGATTACGTTTACAGCCATACGGTTAGTAATATCACCAGAAGCTGCAGGTAATTTGTAACCACCGGAAACGCTATCGATTTTCATAGCAATTCCAAAAGGAATTGATAGCGTAGATTCAGCATTAGGTGCCGAATCCAAAGAAAAAGGGTTGGAATCGGAAATCTGACCAGCTAGGTAGGTTTGCGATTGGATATTGCTGATGTATGGCATGTTTTATTTCCTTTTTGCTGCGAGTTCGGCTAAAAAGCTTTCCTCAGTGTAAACTTTAAAATCAGAAGCAGAGTCAACACGTTTTTTAGGCTCAACAAATCTAAAAGAATTGATTGCATCTTTTCTTTTATCTTTTTTAACTTCCTTTTCTTCAACTTCTTTTTCTAACTCGTCTTCTTTGACTTCAGAATCGTCATACAAATCTTTGTCACCATCGTCATCTTCTTTTTTCATTTCTTTAGCTTCTACTTTTTCCATGTCGATAAGGCGAGTGAGCATGCTCATCACTTCATCAATTTTGGAAGCTAATTCACGAACTGAAGGCTCGCTTTCATCAACTTTTTTTTCTTCCAACTTTTCCTTAACTTCGGATTTTGCTTTCGGCATATCCTCAGCATCCTTTTTGACTGACTTGTCTTGGCAAGCACAGTCTTTCTTATATTCTTTAACCATTGAATCTTCCCTCTTGCTAATTGAACAAATTTTCCCGCAACGGGCATCCTTGACTACAGCTAAATGATTGTAGATGATGTTGCGTTGAACTCTGACATAGTCTTCACTATCAAATCTACCAGATTGCTCATCTAAATCGCAAGTGTAGCCCAAAGAAAATTGCCTCAAACCATTTTGAATAATTTCATGGATCAAAGCTGGATCTTGCACAATAATATCCTTGAGCTTCACAGCTCGAATATTATCGTTAACCGGAATTACTTCGGGCTTAGATGCGACAATGCCTTTTTGGTACATCGCTGTAGTTTCGCTAGTTAATAAATCGGGAGGGTGCTCCCAAGTAACAGGGATTGCAAACATCGTATCAAGACTATCTGCACGAAAAACTTCGTCATCAGGTCTTAATTCCCCGCCGTCTTCGTATTTAAAAACACCATTTCTAGTGACAATTCCTGAGATATTTAAAAAGCCGTTAGAAGTAATTTTATAATCTGTTAGCTCAAAAGCGTCTGTTCTAAAAACCATACAAGTCCTCCAAGTAATCAAAAACAGGTTCTTGGGTACAACGGCAGTTATAGTCGTTATATTCTTTGGGCATATTATCATAAGAAAATTCTTTTTTGTTTAATTTCCTATGAGATTCCCTGACTCGCTCATCTTGGGATGTTAGCCATACAAATTTTTTTGCACCTAAGTTTGTAGCCATGGTCGCACTTAGGTCTCGGTTTAAATTGTTAATTTCAGTCCTGCCCATGGACTCAGTAAAAGCATATTTAGGTTCGGGGTATTTTTCTAAAAATGTTTCTATTTTTTTGGGTGAGTTAAATAAAAAAGATTGTCTAAAGTCATCTAATTGATTTTTTCTGGTTTCAAAATCTTTTTGTAGTAAGTCTTTTATTTTTGTAGTTTCCAACTCAAAAAAGTTTATTCCTTTTTTTTCAATGTCTGGACCCATAGCTGTGGCCATTACTTTTTGGGGGAAAGCTTCTGTAATAAGCCTTTTTACTTCTTTGGGTATAGTTTTAAGTTCTTTTTTCTGAGATTCTTTTACTAAGTCTTTAATTAAAGTTTGAAAGTATTTTTCATTTTCCGAAAGCACACCTACAAAAGCTTTATTCACAGGTTCAAAATTAATTTTAGAATAAAAGTAATCAACTAAATCAGGTGGTAAATCCTTATCTTCTGCCAAAGCTTTTGCAGCTTGCTCCCTAGTGAATTTGCCAAAAAGCCGAAAAAGTTTACGTAACCAAATACGGTAAGCCATTTCATATTTTTTGATTTTAGGCCCAGGGGGTCTACTCATTTAACTCACCGTCTAGCATATTGCTAAAATCCTGGTCTCGTTTAATTTGTGGGTAATTAGCTTCTACGTATTCGGTGCAATCAAATCCTTGTTCGGTCAGTGCTGCTGTAGCGCTTGCAGTATTAAGTAAGGTTTGGGATTTTTCGAGTTCTGTTTGACGTTCTGTATGTTCGAATTCAATTTCAAAATCTGATGGCATTTTAAGACCATGCACTTGTTCAAATAGCTTCATAAAAAATTCAATTTTAGGTTGAATCTGAGAAACTTGTTCACTCTCAATAAATCTATCAAAGTTTGATTTTTCAGTGCGCCCAGAAGTTGTACCTTGGGAGCCTTCGCCAAAAAGTAAATCGTGGGGGATTTCAGATTCCACGCATAAACGTTCCATAGCTTTTTGTATAAGCTCGGCTAACCCGTTTAACGCAGGTGAGTAGAGCGAATAATCTTCCTCAGTATCTAATAACGTATTATTGTTAGTACTACGATATTGCTCCCTCGCACTCATCATTTGGGCAAGTTTACTTACTTGCTGAGGGTTCATCATCATATTTGTTAAGTTTTTTATTTTACTGATAGGCATAGGTATGCGGCTAATAAGCGTAGTAATGTTGTCCATTGCCGTATGGTATGCACGTGCTGCGTTTTCGATGCACCGGATGTAGGTATCGTGAAAATGCAAATTCGTTCTAAACAAATAAGGATCAAGCCTATTGCCGTGGAACGGTAGCATGCGAGTATAGTGTATCTTTTGACGGGCAAGTTTACTCACTAGCAAGTTAAATGCTTCAAGTCCTGCTTCGCTGTGCATGTCAAAACCATCATAGATGGGTTGTTGCACCAAGTAATAGTAGACTGGGTTAAAGTTAAAGTCTCGCTCGATGGGCTCAGCAGCTAAAAAATAACGGTTAATCATTTCAATATTATTTACTTTAGTAACTTTTTTTAAATCAAAAGGTGTTGATTCATCGTTTGAATCATCAGTGTCTAAAAGTAAAAATGAACTTCCAAACACATAACCAGCTCGGCTAGCAGACTTCATAAGTTGAGGCAAACCGTAATCGCGCCACAATTTGTAAAAGTCTTGAGTATATCGTGAGTTTTCTTTTGACAGAATTTGAAACTTACTTTTGTATAAGTTTTCAGTCATTATTCGTAAGATTTTTTTAATAATAGGGTCACAAGCTGCTAATTGTTCAAGTGTTTGCCATGAGTAAATCCTAAAAGTATTTATCTGGGTGTAGAAACTTACATCGGATGGTGTACCTTGGCCTGTTTTATAATTCGTGTAAATTGAATCTTGGCGCGACAATTGTTGGTTGCGTAGTTGCAACAAGCTTAAGTTACGGTCGTGTTCGTGTTTCAGCTTATAAAATTCGTGCTCAAAAAAAGCAGCTTTCTTTTTCCATTGAAACATTACTTAAAACCTCATTGTTGTTAATCCATGGTAACCTTCGGCTATTTTACCATAGTCGGTCGTACCATATTCATTTTTGATGTAATTAATTGCTTGTGTCAAGGCGTCAACCATATCGTCATTGGCACTGCTAGGGAAACTTTTAAATTGATCTAGAAACAATTGAAAGTTAGGTGAACCCTTAAATATTTTGAGCCTGTGTGTTTTTATAAATGGCTGAGCAGCGTAGGCCCTAGCAATTTTGCCACCTTCAGGGTTTATAGGGATGAAAATGGGAAATTCCTTGGTTAGTGTATCAACTATTGCATCGCCATTAGCTTTAGCCTCAACCAATCCAAATTGAGGTTCAAACTTTAAAACAACCTCACGAATCATATCTACGGTTTTAGTGAAGCTTGCTCGCTCATTGATAATTTCTTCAAGAAATAAATTTCCGCTAATAGTGTCGTAGTGAAATAGCAAAATGGCCACAAAGTCTGATTTTGAATTGCCTTTAAAAGCTGCATCCACACTTATAAACTTTATAGCATCGTAGGGCGCATCACGCATGTTGGTATAAAACTCATTTTCCACGTCTGAAATTTTAAATAAGTTACCATCGGGTGGTGCAGGTTTACATTGGTACAAGGCATAGCCATCAGCCTCGGCCAAAGCAATTTTATCTTTGATATCTTTTTCTGTAAAAAGCTTTGGGCATAACAGTTCGCCTATTTGCCTGCCTAATGGGTCATCTTCTGAATCGCATATTGCAGGTAATGCGATGTAAACATAATTAAGGTCTACATTTAGGTCTTTACATTTAGTCATGATTTGACCGATGAGGTCCATGTCGTGCCATCTAGTATGTGTAACCCATAGTTTCATCTTTTTCTGGAAGCGAGACATGATACTAGTTTGGAACCCTGACCATAAAATTTCTTGATAAGTTGTTGAGTATGCATCTTCCGCATTACGTATAGGGTCGTCGATTATCATCCATTTACAAGGCTTGGATGTAATTCCTCCATTGAAACCACAAAACGATATGGAACCTTTAAGATTGGCATGCACAATTTCATGTTGGGACTTTGAATAAAGGGGTACATTTCTTCGTTCAAGAATTGAAAGTATCTCGCGATGAAACCTATTTGTAATGATAGAATTGTAACTTACAATAATTCCTGCATCCTGAGGATAATACTCCAGCAAATAAGCTGCCTTATGTATTGTAAACGTAGTACTTTTCCCATGTTGTGGGGGTGTAGAAACAAACACTACATCATGTGTAGATTGTTTATTTTCCACATACTTAATCCAGTCAAAAGTAAAATCGTATTCAGGTGAAACTTCAGAGCACCAGCTTAAAAAGTCAGGTATTTCGGTTTTTGTTTGAAGTAAGGCTTCTAGCTTTTTATCACGTGATGTATGCAAGAACTCAAATACATCAGCAATTGAGCTATTCAGCATGTGAATGAGGCTCAAATATTTTAGCAAAATACTTGTCAGCAAATACTTTTAGCTCGTCTTTATTAAGCTTATATTCTTTTGCAAGCTCACTTAAAAACTCATTGGATTTAAGAGCGAGTTGTTGTTTTTTAATCTCGATATGTTCAATATCTTTTTGCTCTATGATTCCATTAAAAGCTTTTTGCCCAAAAATAATAGAACCAGTATCACCGCTTAATACTTTTTCTTTGTAAGCATTCGAAATCATTTTTTTAGTTTTCTTACGCTCATTTACATAAGCTTCCAAAAATTCTGACTTCTGACCGGTTGTTTCTTCTTGATATCGTTGTTCATCTAAAAACTTGTAAAAAGTTTCTGCTGAAACCATAAGGTATTTATAAACTTGAACGTCGTAAGGGAACATACCGCAAGCTTCGGTCCATTCCTGTAAATCTGGCTTAAACGACTTGCCTCGGCCCCTACCAAGAGGTTCTTTTTGTTTGCGTTCTAAGCTTACACTAGACCGTCTATTAGGTTTCTTTTCTTTTTTGCTTTTATCAACAGTCATTTTTAACCTTAAAAAATTCGTTTTTTCCTTTCATGGTAGCATAAAATTTTCAAAAAGCAAGTGCCCTTCAATACCGAACCGATTTTGTTTTAAATTGTAAAACTATATTTAAGCACCAAGCAATTTTTTTAGGCTTAGTTTTAAATAAAAAGTGCTTAAAAATTAATCAGTTTAAACACAACTTTTTAGGCCTCAGCGTCAGTTTTAAGCAAAAGGTCTGGTTCCCCCTAAAAACAAAAACAGCTAAAAATAAGGATAACTTTAAAAGGGAACCAGGGGGTACTTGGTTCCCACTGGTGCTCGGTTCCCTACTCGGTTCCCTTCTATTTATTTTTATTTCTTTTATTATTTATTATTATTATATATATATATATATATATAATAATAATAATAATAGTAATAGAAAAGGAAGTAAGGGAACCAGGGAACCAAGTAAAAATAAAAAATGCAAAATGAAAAAAGACATTTGATCAAAGTAGGGTGTAAAAAATGAAAAAGCCCGGGGGTCCCGGGCTGCTGAGGTTAGTCCACGACTGCAAGTTTAAAATTTTTGCCCTTGGGGGGGTCTAATTGGTCCTTCACGGCTCGCAAACTAGGGGTAGGCCTTACCCTTAACCCCACAATCACTTTAAGCTTTAGACCGTCAATTTTTTTGCTTGCTTGGGTTATCTCGGGCCACCGTTCCTTCAAAGCTGCAAAGATTAGGTGGCTTGTCCGATTGTCCTTGTACTCCTTGGGGAGTTCATCGTCGGACTTAAAAATATCCTGTAAACAATAAAGCCTAAAGGTTTCCCCTAGCCTTTGGCGTATAAACGCCTCTGGGTCGTATTCAAACACTTGATCGATGAATTGTTGGATATGAGCAGTCTTGTCGTCGAACAATAGCTCTACGGCTTCTGTGTGGGCTTCTG